TTCCAAGTATGGGTAACACCTGAAGGTATCCCTGCTATCGAACTTGAACTCAATGTAGATTTTGGTGAAGTGCGCGTTAAAGCGTTCGTTGACCTAGTTGCAGTAACACCTGACGGCGAACTTGTTGTCATTGACTGGAAGTCCGGCGCTAACATGCCATCCAACTCTATGCAGTTGGGTTTGTATGCTGCCGCTATCGGTAAACAGTTTGGGATAACCCCATCAGGGGGCTATTATTACAATGCTCGTGCCGCAATCTTTGAACCAGCTGAAGGTATGGATCGTTGGACCCATCCACTGTTTACGGAACTGTTCCGACAGTTTGAGTTCTCGGTACAGAACCGAATTTTTTTACCCAACATCAGTATGATGTGCAAGTCTTGTATGGTGGTAGATTACTGCCATGCTAATGGTGGCGAGTTTGCCCACCTTGTAGATCCACTCTATGCAATAGGAAACCAAAAAGAAGGAAAGGAATAGCATGTCTGAAAAGAATTATGTTATCAACATTAAGACGAAAGCGGGAACAATTTTTACTGTTCGCGCCGATAGTGCCGCCGAACTGAACACCAATGTGCAGGATGTTGTAAACAATGCAACAAACCAGTATGTTGTGGCGTTGGAACAGTTGCTTACAGACAATGTTGCACCTGCAACACCTGAAGCAGTAATCCAAGCTGCGTTCCCTAACTCGACTGTGGTAACTACACCAGCGCCTACAAGCGCACCAGTAGCACCAGTAGTGGTAACGACTACGCCAGCGAACATTCCGGTATCAACACCAGAACCAGTAGCACAAACCACTGGCGCACCAGTATGTCGTCACGGTGCTATGTCTTGGGTTGCCCCAGCGAACAAACCTTGGAAGGGTTGGTTCTGTCCACAGCCGAAGGAAGCAACCGACAAGTGTTCTCCACAGTTCGTTAAAGGATAACCAATGACGGTACGCAGAGGAACTAAAGTACACCCTGCGGTTTTCCCACTCATACTCAAGCTCAAGGATCAGATAGGTTTCACTTATGACGACCTATCTGACCTGCTTGATGTGACCCCTAGCAGGGTACAGCAAATTGTTTTACAGGAACGCAGGAAGGTAGGAACTTATCATGTTGACGATAGCCCAGGCAGCTACACGAAACAAAAACAACGCACAGTTACTACCTGATTTGTTCCCTGCCCTCGCCCAGAACGGTGTTCGTTTTCGGCGGGGGCAAGTAACTATGATCGCTGGCCAACCTAATAGTGGAAAATCGTTACTAGCATTATTTTATGCAGTAAAATCTAATGTGCCAACACTATACATCAGTGCAGACACGGATGCTTACACGACTGCTATTCGTGCGGCGGCTGTCATTACCGGTAGCCAAGTCAATACTGTTGAGGAAGCTTTTACGAGTGGTGCAGGGTACGAGTTTTATGAAGATGAACTCAAAACTTTGAAACATTTACGGTTTGACTTTGATCCTAGCCCAACACTTGACGACATACAGTTATCTATTCAGGCGTATGGTGAAGCGTTCGGGGAATACCCACAGTTATTAATTATAGATAATCTGCTCAACATTGCAGCATTGCACGACAATGAGTGGACTGGTATGCGGGACATTGCTAAAGCGATGCACCACATTGCTAGAGAAACAGATGCCGCAGTATTTATGCTACATCACACCACTGAAGCCGAGGGTAGGCCAGAACTACCGCCTAGCCGTAAAAGTATTCAAGGTAAAATTAGCCAGCTTCCAGAAATGATCCTCACAGTGGCGATGGATCATGAAACTTCCGAGTATCGTATTGCTTGTGTGAAGAACAGGTTTGCTAAGAATAGTGCCGCAGGCACAGACTATACGGTGTTGTTTGCGGATGCTTCCCGAATGACTTTATATAATGACCGTCAGAGTGTGCATGTGGCACAGTATTGGAGCCAAGTATCGTGAGTAACCCTAACAAACGCAAAGGTTCAGCATACGAATCAGCAATCCTACAATGGTTACGCGGCAAAGGACTACTCGCAGAGAAACTAGCACTCGCCGGAACCAATGATGAAGGTGACATAGTTTGTTTCGTTGCAGGCAAACCCTACGTTCTAGAACTAAAGAACAGGGCAAAGCTTGAACTGCCACAGTTCTGGAAAGAAGCCACACTAGAAGCAACCAACTATGCCAAAGCAAGAAACTTAAAAGAAGTACCACCAGCATACGTGATAGTTAAACGCCGCAATGCTGGTATCGAACAGTCATGGGTTATACAAACCCTTGAACAATGGATAGGTGAACCTAATGAATGATCAAGAATGGAACGAACGAGCTGATTGGGTACAGTACGGTATCAAAAAAGGTTGGGTAACAGATAGCATTTGTGCCACCCACGATGGTACCTACGAGTATCTGAACGAGGAAGAAAAGCAACAGTTTGATGAAGGTGGCGACCCATGCGATTTGGTTCTGAAACTACTTTAATGACAGATAAGCCTGACCTTGCGCTAGTCCTAGACCATTACGGTGCGATAGTACCCACAAGAGCAGGATACATTTCAATACGATGTGTCCTACATAATGATACGCAAGCAAGTGCAACAGTAAACATAGATAAACAGCGCTACCATTGTTTCGTCTGCCAATTCGATGGCGATGTATACGATGTAGTAGCCAACAAAGAGGGATTAGGGTTCAAGGATGCTATCGCAAGAGCAGAAGCTATTACTAACGGAAACCGCACACAGGTACGCAAGTCAAATGGATCGTCAAACGGCATCCTACCTGCTAGGGCGGGGAATAACAAAGGAAGCCGCCGCTATGTTCCACCTCGGAACCGTTAGTGACCCAGCGCCAGGACATGAACACGCTGCTGGTTGTTTGTCTATTCCTTACCGCACTCCTACCGGTGTTGTTGGTATTAAGTTTCGTAAAGTGGATGGCGGTAGCCCTAAGTATTTGTGGCCGACTGGTCAAAAAATTGGTATGTTTAATGTTGTGGACTTACATGATGGTTCGGATGTTATTGCTATTTGTGAGGGTGAACTTGATTGCCTTGTTATGTCTGCTCTTGTGGGTGTACCCTCGGTGGGGATTGCTGGTGTTACCCAATGGAAGCCCTGGTTCCAAAAAATGTTTGAAGGTTTTGAACGCATTGTTGTCTTTGCAGATAACGACCTTAAGGAAGATGGCAGAAATCCGGGAATGGAACTTGCCAAGCGAATCAAAGAAGATTTGGATAAAGCGGTTGTCGTCAGATTACCTGAAAACCAAGATGTAAACCAAGTGTTCCAAGATGGTGGAGCTGATTGGTTACGAGAGAGAGCGTTAGCATGAGTGAGAAGCAAATTTTAATCGGTACAGTATTTGTTTTTGCCGCAACATCTACAGCATTAACTTTACTAACTATTGGTTTACTATGGTGGGACCATTTCAAACAAAGGAAAGATAAGTGACCATTATTGTTGCCATCACAGATGGCTACAAAGTGTTTATGGGATCCGATAGTGGTTCCACAGATAAAGACTTCATTGCCGCTTCGCTAACCCCAAAAGTACGGATTAATGGTGAATACATTATTGGTTACGCTGGTAGTCGTGGCACAGGGCAACTCTTGCACTATCTAGATTACCCTAAGCCACCGACAGAAAACCTTGAACAGTTTATGCGGTTCAACTTTATTCGCGTAGTGAAACAGGCTTGCGATGAACTCAGTACCGACACTAGCGATAGTGATAAAGCTGGCGCAGATTTTCTGGTTGGTGTCAATGGTCGAGTATTTGAGATCAGTACCGAGGATTGGTCTGTGACTGAGTATGGTGAGATTGCTACCGGTTCAGGGTATCAGTATGCCTTAGGGTCTTTGTTTGTTACCCGTTCTTTGACACCCCGTAAGAGGGTGCGGTTGGCTGTTGAATCGGCTATTCATTATTCGACTACTTGTTCTGGTCCAGTGGAAGTGAGTTGGGTGTGATCAACAACGGACTGTTTACTTCCAATGATGATACTTGGACAACACCAAGAAATTTTTTTGACAAATATGACACTATTTATAACTTTGGTTTAGATGCCGCAGCTTTAAAAACATCTGCACTTTGTACAAAATACTTCGGACCAGATCACGAGAACCCTGAATACAGGGATGCTCTTACTGCTGACTGGGCTGAAGCATCTGAAGGTTTGTCAGTGTGGTTGAATCCGCCGTATGGTAGAAGTATTAAAAGTTTTGTAGCCAAAGCTGATCTTGAGTCTAAGCGGGGGGGGGTGACAGTGGTTTGTTTAGTTCCGGCAAGAACTGACACAGTATGGTTCCAAGACTATTGTTTACCACATGATGTTACTTTCATTCGGGGTAGGTTGAAGTTTGGTAATGCTAAAAACTCTGCACCGTTCCCTTCAGCAGTTATAGTAATGGGTGGGCAATGAGGTTCCAAGTTCCTAAACGGATTCAACTTTGGGGTGGACCACTAGACGGTACCACTATCCCCGAAATTATGGCTGTTATGGAGTTCCTAGAGTTTACGATTGTGCATAACTCTGTGGATAGAGTATGCTACATGTATGAGTACCGTGACGATACCAACGACTTTGAGTATGTTGGCGAAGATACAATAGAGGATGATAATGAGTGACGAAACAAGACTGGAAAGATCTGATCCAGCTGCTGGACAATTTAGGCCTAAAAATCCTTACGTTAGACACGCAAACCCGTTTATTACTGATCGAAGTGCCACCCCACAAAGAGTAGCGCCAGATGTGGCTGTGCCACGCGACTTTATCCACAAGGTATGGACAGTTGGGGATGAAGTAACCGACATTCTTATCAAAAAACAGGCAGACTATGGACCACATAACATTGGTCGAGCGCCAGGTGGCGCACTAAACGGTCTAATTGTGCGTATTCACGACAAAGTTAGCCGTATACTACACTTAACAAGTAACGATGTAGACCCCCAGAACGAGTCCTTGCGGGATTCTTATGTAGACCTAGCAAACTATGCCCTGATAGCACTGATGGTGCTTGATGGCACTTGGCCCAAGGAGTAACAAGTGGAAGCAATCGTAGCAATATCTGACCTACAAGTTCCGTACCACGACAAACGAGCAGTAGCAAATGTTGCTGCGTTTATTAAAGCTTTCAAGCCCAGCAAAGTAGTTTCTGTTGGTGACGAGATGGATTTCCAGACCATTAGCCGTTGGGCGCAAGGCACCCCACTAGAATACGAACGATCCATTTCTAAGAACCGTGACGAAACAGTCGCAGTGCTTGAATCCCTGCGCGTAGAGCATGTTATCCGCAGTAACCACACTGACCGTCTTTACAATACGGTTATGATGCGAGCGCCGGGACTACTCGGTTTACCCGAACTAGGCTTAGAGAACTTCCTGCGGTTCCCGCAACTCGGTATCACCTATCACAAAAAACCGTATGAACTTGCCTATGGTTGGCGTTTATTTCACGGTGATGAAGGCAACATTAGCCAGAACTCTGGCACCACCGCACTTAACTTAGCGAAACGCACAGGCGTATCTGTTGTTTGTGGGCATACACACCGTATGGGTTTGTCGCACCACACTGAAGCAGTTGCCGGTATTCCAACCCGTACCCTTTGGGGTATGGAAGTGGGTAATCTTATGGATGCGAAGCAGGCAGGGTACCTTAAAGCTGGTATTAACAACTGGCAACAAGGGTTCGGTATCTTGTGGGTAGACGGTAAGTCTGTAACACCACAGATTATTCCTATTCATCGTGACGGTACTTTTACTGTCGCAGGCAAAATTTGGGGGAAGTAATGTTAAAAGTTTATGACCTTGTAGGTACAGTCGCTTGGAAAGTGTACAAATTTTGTGACAAACAGTCATACAATTTGATCCGCAAAGACTTACTACAAAAAGCACACCAGCGGGTACTGTGGCAGGACTTCTTTGAAGATAAACCTAGTCGCAGTTTCAATGATGTATTCATCGAAGATGATGAAGAACTATAAAGGATAAATAAAATTGAATAGTGAACTATTAGAAGAAGTAACCGAGATCGCTGCCAGTGTAGCAAAACAAATACACCCCCGATACGCAGTCTACTTTGAGCCACAAGACCTGAAACAAGAACTTCTCCTATGGTCACTAAACCACGAACACAAAATAGTTGAATGGTTAAACCCAGACCAAGAACCCTGGGACCGTAAATCAGGTATCCGACAATTAGCGAAATCACTCCAGCGGGAAGCAGACAAAATTTGTCGAGCCGCCAAAGCTCGCAAAACAGGATACGAAATCCATGACGAATACTTTTACAGTCGCTCAATCCTAGAAGAACTCATAACCAATCTAGACGAAATTGAAGCACAACAAACCGGTATGAAAGTCCGAGTATCGGGTGGCGGTAGCGACCCCGCAACAGGTAACAATGTAGCGGCCAGCATAGCTGATGTACGAAGCGCATTAGACCAGTTAGATCCACTAGATCGGCTAATGATTGAAATGAAATACCAAGAACAATTAACCTACAAACAAATCTCTGAAACTGTGGAACTCTCCGACAGTACCGTACACAGGCGCGTCACAAGCGCGTTAAACCGTATGGTCAAGTTTCTAGGTGGCGATAACCCGTACACGGGCAGTAACTATCGCAAAACAATTACTAACGCCCAAGCACAAGCTATGACAGAATAGTGTGCTAACATAAACCTATAACTGAATATAGTTTTTTTGTCCAGAGGGGAAGCTGGCAAAAATAACATTAACCCTACCGTTGGTTCGCATGGCGGTAGGGTTTTTGTTTTGCCACGCGTTAGCGACACAAAGGGAAGAACCCCCACCGGATAGGATCGGCAGGGGTTCTTCGGGTTGAGATAGCGGATAAGGAACGCTACCCCAAGTCTAGCACACTACTATCGGTAAACTTACCAATGTAAGCGTGGTCTTTTTCATCATACCGTTGGATCTTCTTATGGTAATCTTTTTCAGCCTGTAACTGTGTCGCGTACAAGCCGATTACCTTAACCAGCTTAAAAGACGGTATAAGGTGGACTATGGCAAACATTTCGCGCTTGGCGCGTAGCCCGTCAATAGTTTCGATTACCAGTTTCGCTAAATCTTCTACGCTTTCGTGTTCCTGCGATAGCAGATCAGCTATTGCTTTAACTTCTGTGGGTCTAATCTGTAACACTAGCCGTACAATCCATACTTACTAAATGGTATTGGACTTTAACTTTCAGCATTTCCCACTTACTTGCCACAATTTCGCGCTTACAACACGAACATTGGGTGCGGTATTCTGCCCACAAACTGTCGTATAGGGCATAGTCGAGTGTTTCTTCTAAACTACTGATCATTACGGTTCACCCACAACACGACAGCGAGAACCACAGTTAGCCCTGCTAGCACACTAATCTCAGTAGTCATAAGTACCCCTAGCGATTTTCTCGCAAGCTTCATACACTTCTTGTGGTGTATCAAGTTTTAGTTTTTCGCTAGCTTCGAAGATTTGACTAGCAATAGTTTCCCGCCAATACGCTTCGATCTCTTTTAATGCTTCTTGCTCTTCTTTAGTTATTGTTATCTTCTGTGTCATTAGTTTCTTCTTTCGGTTCGATGTTGGTGAAATCCCCAGCTTTAAGGTAACGCTGTATAACTTCTAGCATAACAGGGGTTATGGGTGTTTTAGGTTTGGTCATTGGCGTTCTTCCGCATACTCTAACCAAGTTACAGGGGTTTCTGACGGCTCGAACGATAGGTAGCCTAACCCTTTTTTAATGTACGCTTCCATAGTGCGGTCAGAGCGTGGCGTAGGAGTGCCAACGCTGAGGTGTAAGTGTTGTGCCAGATCGCGCTCAAAATCGCTCCTAGCCTGTTTCTTGCCCCGCCTACGGGCTTTCCATAAGTCTATTTGCCGACCCATAGTTTCAGTTCCTCTCTCATTTGTTCGTGTATCCACAATTTTACTTTTTCTCGCACAGTAAAAGCTGTTTTCATCTTGGTTTTTTGTAGCGCACCGCGTCTACTAGCACCGTATCTGACAATAATTCGTTCGCCTGGTAATAGCCCACCCCAGATCCCTGTGTTGATTTCTAGGTCTGTTAGCCCTACTTTTAGGCATTGTTCTTTTACAGGGCAAGTACCGCATAGGGTTAATGCTCTTGCTAGGCGTGGTATGTTTTCATCTTCAACATTGTGGTCTAAGAACCACGCGTCTGGGTCTTGGTCGCCGTTACAGTTTGCTTCGTACCAGATTGGGTCGCCGTCTAGGTTGAGGGCTAGGATCAGTTCATCTGGCAAGGGTTTGCGGGTATCTACTGCTCGCTCTTGTTTGTTTAGTTCCTTACGGGATATCATTTCGTTCGATTTCTCTAGCCCAGCTTTGGTTACGGCTACTCGTTTAGTGTCTGTCTGGACTATGTAGAGTGTGTTGCCGTTGTTTACGGTAATGTCTTCTACTATGCCTGCTTCTAACCCTACGGTTACGGCTGTGCCTATTCTTGGTTTCATTACACACTCACCCACACATCTTGTTTAAGGTCGCGTAAAGCTTCGTGGTCACACATTGGGCAGATATCTGTCTCTCTGTCTACCAGCCCTGACCAAGCACAGTAGATACAAAACACTACATCTTTTAACATTAGTTCCCTACCTTATTGTTTAGTTTGTTTAGTAATTCGGTAGCCAAATAGCCATACAGTGTTTCAATGTTTTCAGTTTCATCGTTCAGTACCCATTCTTCACGATCTCTTAGCCAAACATCACCATTCGGGAAGTAGCACCCCGTTTGATCAGGTTCTATCTGCCACTCGTTCGTGCCTGTATCGTAATACACTACAAAATGTGCTTGAAGTGTCGGTACATTATCTGCTATTTCCATTTTAGTTTCCTACCTTTGGTGTTGGTGCGTAAAACGACTTATTAAATGTATCTACAACAATCTGACATACAGTATCCAATGTATCAGGGTCAATATAACTGTCGTGAAATTCACAAGAATTTATTTCTGACAGATATGTAATAAGATTATTTTGTAACTGCTCTTTTAATTCATCTAAATTCATTTCCTTATCCTTATCTTTCATTATGTGTTCGCTGTGCCACCTTGACACAACGAAATCGTACCACACGCTACCGACAAATATGTCGTAACGCTATTCTTTGCGTATCCCGCAGGTTGTATGGGCTATCAGACCGCAACCCTCTCTGGTCACAATCCAGACAAACCCACTCCCATTGCCCCCACTCGATTATGTAACGGTAAGTCAATGGTAACTCGTACCCTAGATCCGTCATTCCGTATCCTCAATATTTGTTTTACCGCACTCGTGGCATTCGGTAGGGTGTTCAGGGTCAATTGCTTCGCCAAAGCTTAAACTATCTGAAATACTGTATGAGCCATTATCCCCTTTACTTAACAACGACCAATCGTGAAATAAAACCCTAAAATCTTTAGTGTTACCACAATCTAAGCATTTCATTAGTAATCCTCTAGCAATCGGCTAAGAACAGATAGCTCTTCAGAAGTGAACATCACTTCTAGGCGTTCCGTATTCTCGACAATCCCTAAATAGGTGTTGTAATCCGTAATGCTGTCGTTGTTGTAGTCCAGCTCATAACACCAAACATCAAAACTCTGTCTAGCAGAAATGGTTTCCCTGTCCGAAATAAGTGAGTGAATAACATCTGGCAAGTTCGGATCATCAGTAAGATTACCTGTGAAGTAATCAAAATCGAACCGCTTACTGTCGCGCTTTACTGTGACCCGCCAATCGTTAGACTTCGTTGCCCACTTCGGGCTACTCACCGCACCGCGAGAGTATTCATAGTCCACGCCCAGCGTGGTTAAGTAGTTCTCTACTACTTCGTGTACCGTACTCATTAAATGCCCCTAACTATTGTTTGTTCTGGTTTTTCGTAAATATTCCAAGTAGTCGGATAGTTCTTGCCGTCACCGACAAACTCACCCAACACCACATAGAGCCACCGTAGCTGTTCCCAAAAGTTGTAACGGTCACAATCTTCATCAGTTGGGTTCGAGAACTTCTCGATACTTTGTAAAACCACATCATAGGTTTCGTAATACTTATCGTCTGGGTCTATTTGTTCTTCCAGAAACTCTGCCACGATCCGTTTTGCGTTCTCGTCAGTAAATTCGGTCATTTGTCTAGCCCTAGCCCCTCTGCGAGAGAGTTAGCAATAACCCTGACCTCTACCGCCCAACCTGTCATATCAGCGCGTAACATCTGCTCGGATAGGGCAAACAGTTCCGCCACATAGTTTGGAACCGTATCTGGTAAAGCTCGTAAATCTTCTTCTGTAATGTTATTCATTAGTTTTCCTCATCTTTTTCTGTATTGTTTTGGCAATCGCCGTCATTTTCCCAACCACACCGAACACAAGGAATATCTAATTCCTCAAAATCAGCGTGAGTAGGATCTGAAATAATGTTTTCATCAAACACTTCAGAACCCCTGTAATGTAGCTTTCCTGCGTAAGAATTGCTTTCTTCCTCTAACTCAATATTGAAATCAAGATTAGGGAAACGCTCTGCCATAGCCTGATAAACAGGCAACGCGGGCGACCACGCAGTCTCGAAGTTCCACACAAGAGAGAAATCATCATTACCTTTTACTATTTCGATATCGTCTCGGTCAAGTTCGATATCCCACTTTGTTTCCCAATGCTCTAAGTTCCAATGGTAAGCATTACCACCCTCGAAATAGGTTTCCGTATCTGTCGGGGTAACAAAGTTCCAAAATACGCCGTTATGTTGCGTAATTTCGATCTCGCCGTCACTATCTTTCCAACGGCTTTCGTGCGCCTGTCCAGCGAAATCTAGAAACGCGGTCAGTTCTTCTTCGGTCTTAGCGGTAATTACCGCCCTGTTGTAACACCAATTAGGCATTGTCTTATCCTTATCTGTTAGTAGGGGTTATTCCCTAGTGGTACTATCTTTAGCGAGCTTTGCGTATTTGTCAAGCATTTCGTAAAACTTTTTTATCGGGTTAATCGAACCCGTAACAATATCGAGCAGAATATCAAACAATACTGCTTCATTAAAATTGTCGTTCCTGTCCAGATAGTCAATAATTTCAGACGGGAACACGCCATACTTTTCTTTCACGCCGTCATAAATCAGATCAAAATCACTCATTACGCTTCCTCTCTATCCTGTAAACGGGTACTATCTACCCACGCTGTACCCGCGCCGTCAATGACTGCGACCTGAAAGCGGGTATTGCCGTACGCCCTTTTAGCGTCTAGCACCGTCACCCCGACCTGAAACCCGTCAATGGTGAGTAGTTTTTCTTTACCTAGTTCTTGCGATAGTTCCAATGCGCTCATTATTTTGTTTCCTGTTCTGTTAGTTCCTCAATTACGCCCTCGTAATAGTCGGCTAGTTCCTGTAATGCGTACCATACGCCCATTTCGTCTGTTTCTTCTTGGTCTTTCCGCACCCCCGCCAAAGCTTCGTGGGCTTCGCTTAGTGTTTCCATTTCTTGCCCCTATCTTTTCTAGTCTGTCTCGTCAGTAGCGGGCGACTAACCCCGCTAGACGGCTCACGCCGTTTCGACTAATTACCTACAAGCACATTAAGCCCCGCCCATAGTAGCCAGAACCCCGCCCACGCCGTCACCGCGACAGCTAGCCCCTCTAGCACCATAACAACAGTCTCACCCCGCGCCGTAAGCTTGTAGCCCGTACGGTTTCGATCTTTAGCCACTACTTGCCCTTACCTTTCCCTAGTGCTTTCCTATGATTAGCCCGCGCACACTTACCGCACACCGTACCCGCAAGATAGCCCAACATATCCTCGTGACCGCAATTAGCTAACATTACTTGCCCTCTTTCATCTCTAGTGTGAACCTTGCCACGCTCTCGCGCTTAGTGTAACCGTAATACACACGCGTTACCAGATACCCGCCGACAAAATCCGACACTATCCACGACCCGTTCACGCGGTTCTTTTCTACTATTGGTGCTAGTTTCATCTTCCCTGTTCCTATCTGTTGGTAGTTGTGGGCTAGGTAGCCCGCCCGACCTACCCGCCTAAGTGGATAAGCCAGACGCATCACCTAAGCTTGTGCGTTGTCCTTGACGGCTTGTCGTGCGCTTTTCCTGTCTTCTTCCTCTTGCCATTGGGTCAAAATATTGTTAGCAATTTTCTCACATAGTCGTAGGTCTGTCCGTGTGCTTGCCAGAATATCGCCCGCATCGTAACCCGCGTAGCTATCGTCAAAAGTTCTTAACGCGGTCAGTAGTGCCTCTGCTTGCCTGTCCGTAAGTTCTAGTTTCATCTTGCTTGTTTCCTTATCTGTTAGCTGTTGGGTTGCCCTCGTCAGTACGCGCCTAACGCGTAGACGGCTCACGCCGTTTCGGGCTGTCTATATTTCGGTGTAACCGATTGAATAAGTATCGTGACACAACATCATAGAGAGGTTCTGAGCTATCATCTGGGCGCGATTGTAACCATATCCGCCCGTCCTGATATAACCCCGCCCGTCCTTATCGCGCAAGGTTAGCAAGCTAGCCCTAGCGACTAGGTGAGTGATATCCGCAATCTTGCCGTCCGTGATAACCATCACACGGCTTAGAGCTGTACCCGTGTTGCCCGTGTAATGGGTCGAGATGTAAAGCGTAGGCATCTCGCCAGCCTGACGGCTAACTAGGTCGAACCCGTAATACATCTTCAGCTGTACCTTAGCGCGTTGCTGTTGCTCTAACTTTTCTTTCTTGGTCAATGTTGCCATTGTCTTATTCCTATCTGTAAAGTCTGCCTCATCAGGCACGAGGCGACTAACCCCCGCGCTACGCCTCACGGCGTTTCGGCTAATTATCCTCGCTAATCTCTAAGATGTAATTTTCTTCAGATTGTGACAGGCAGAAAATTGAACCTAGTTCGCCTATCGCTGTCTGTAAAGCTGTTTCGCGTAACAGACTACTGTTCACCCATTGTTTCAAGATTTCAACAATTTCTTTATTGTCCATTATCTAACCCCTATCTGTCTTAGTTACCCCTATTAGTAACTATCACTATCAAAACACACCAGACAACAGCTGTCAAGCCCAAATGACCAGAAAAAGAAAAAAACCACTTTTATTTTTATTCGAACAAATGTACGAAAAAACAACCCCTAGCACAACACTAACCAGCTGTCAAGCCGACACGCCCAACATAACAAAATTGTTACAAAAGGCACAGGCAGACAGTTCGTAGTCTGATACTCTCTCACTTGCTCTATATACGCATTAGCAATTTGTTTTCTGTTGCTGTCTGGTGGCTGTTGCTAGTGTTTTGTTGTTGTTTTACTTTCGCTATTGCGAATTATTCGCAACAACGCGAAAGGGTAGGGGGCAACGACCCTAGGGTTTTTAACTGCGCCGTACTATCGTTATTACTATCTACTGTAATATTTTTTTTAAAGTAGTTGTGGGTGGTTTTTGTTTGTTTGTAAGGGTTTTTGTAGGGGATCTAAAAATTGTTTATAACATTTTGGTAACATTGCGGGATGAACTGCTTTTATTCGCCCTTAGTATATAGTGAGGGGTTTTAATTATTTGAAACCCCGAACCTGCGTTTACACTTCGGTTCGCGAAGCCTTAAGCGTAGCGAACTGGTAACAATAACCTCTATGGCAGTCGGTTATTGTGTACTACTAAATAAGTCTAGTTTTGTTACCAAGGTCTTAACCCAAGGCTACTACTAATGTCGGCTTTCTCCTATGGTCGAAGCCGAAGGGATGTTATGGCTACTTCACCGAAAAGAAACTCGCAGCATCGTACTGTTGGTACTATGTCAGCTGATGATGCGAAGGTTCGTTTGCTGGAACTGCTTGAGGATGGGTTTAGTGTCGCGGATGCTTGTGCCGGTGTAAACAAGTCTGAAAAGACGTACTATTATTACATTAACTCGGATCCTGATTTTTCTCGTAAGGTTAAGTTGCTTCGTGCGATTCAGGCCCGCAAGGGTCATGTATCGGATGAGGATAAAGGTATTTCGTTCAAGGATTTCCGTGAACAGTATCTGAACTCGGCTACGTTTGAGCATCAGATGAACGTTATTGATCTTATTGAGAACAGGGACCCTGCCTGGGTCCATGATTCTATGACGTACGAAAAGGGTCTGCCGCAGTACGTTTTGGTGAACATGCCCCCAGAACACGCTAAAAGTATGACTGTCAGCATTGACTACATAACTTACCGTATCTGTACAGACCCAAACATTCGTATCAAAGTGGTTTCCAAGACTCGTGAAATGGCTAAAGAGTTCCTTTACGCTGTTAAGCAAAGGTTAACTTCACCTAGCTACATGGAGTTGCAGCGGCGCTACGCGCCAGCAGACGGCTTCAAAGCTACCGCCGACAAATGGACAAGCGACTCAATCTACCTTGAGCGCGACTCAGGA